CGCAGAAGCGAAAGCATACGCAGATGCTTACCAAAAATCGGCCAAGAGCGCACAGAAGAAGAGTGGCGGCGGGTTCTTTGGCAGCCTACTCAAAGGGGCTGGAGCTGTAGCAAGCGCAATTCCGGGCGGCCAGCTCATTGGCGCTGGCCTCGGCGCAGCTGGTGGCTTGCTTGGTTAAGCGCGTGGATCTAGCACTGGCTGGCAGAGTGATTTGCTGATTTTGCTGCAATCATGAAGCCACTAGAATCCATGTAGTATCAGCGATACCCTGGGATGACCAGCAGCGCCGACTGGCTGGATAACACAAAACAGTGGGCGAGGGATAAAGTAACCCGGCTTGCCGGCACTCGTCCCGCGCAGTTGGCTCGCATGATACCGGGCCTTCAGTTCGGGGGGCCCGGTGCACGCGTTCTTGCGGGGTATGGCGGCTTGGCCGCTGGACTCGCCGCTGCGCTGGAGCTGACGGACCAGAACGAGCCACTTGCGCAAAATGTGTCGCAGGGTGCAGGGACGTTCCTAGGAGGCGGCGTAGGCTCCTTGCTTGGCGGTGCGCTGATCGGCGGTCCGATTGGCATGATCGCTGGCGGGGTTCTTGGCTCAATGGCGGGCAGAGGTGTTGGCGACGGCGTTTACGGGGCGATAGCTGGCGACCCGAACGATCCCCTGAAGCAGCAGCAGAGAGCTGCTGCTATAGCCCTAGAGCAGCAAGCCAAGTCTATGCGCACCTTGATGCCACTTCAGGCCCAGGCAGCAGCAGCGGCCTTGGCGACCGAGAAAGAGCGTGCGCGGTACATGGCGGAACTAGAGAACGATCGGATCATGCGCACCGCCCTGGCGCAGGGACTGCTGGCTCAACAGCAGAGCTCCGCACGAAGCGCCGACGAGATGACCCGCGCGATCCTGGGCTCTGGAGGCGGCTATGTCGGCTGAAGCCTGGCTCGGACGCACGCAGTTCCTGCCGCCGAGCATGGACCCCCGGCTGCTCGACAACACGGGCACCGCGGCGCTGCTTGCCGCCGAAGCGCGTAATCAGCAGACACTCGGGCAGCTTGCCGCTAACACCCTGAGCGAAATGGGCGCTACGAGGCGCACGGAGATGGTGCTGAAAGATGCGGCTGCGGCACGCGCTGATGCGCTCAGGAAAGGCCGTCGAGATCTAGCGGTCTCCATGCTCGGCTCTGGGGACGGGCTGGGCGCCCTCACCCGCCCGGCTGGTCGGCGCCTTGGTGTCAAAGACATTGGCTTCGTGAATCCGATCGACCTGCTTAACAGCGCGAGTCAGTTTCAAGACCTACTTCGCCAGGTTGCCGATGTCAGCGGCGAGACTAATCCGCGTATGGCGCCCGTCTGGGCGGCCATGGGCCAGATGGGGACCGGTGCCTCCTAGAATGAGCCGAGCAGAGTCGTAGAAGCGTGACAACTAACCCCGCCGCGTCTGATCTACTGGGGAGCTGGGTTGCGAGCCTCAGGAGCAATCTCTTTGAGCGTGCGACAGGTACCCCGGCTCCTGGTACGCGTAAGAGGCAGGAGCTGGATCAGCAGAGGACCTACCAAGATGCGCTGTACAAGTACGGGCTGGAGCAGCTTGGCAAGAGAGATCTGACTCCTCAGCAGCAGATGGAACTTGCCCTGAGCACGCAGAAGCAGGTTCAAGAGCTCGCTCAGCAAGGCCGCCTAGGCGACATCGATGTGCTTGTCAAGCAGGGGAACAGCTTGCTGCCCATCCAGAACCAAAAACTGGAGATCCAAGACGCATCTACTGGCAGGCAGCTTGCCCTCGGAGATCGGAGCTTTGAGAATCGCGAAGGCGTGCGACTCAGGGGCGATCTTGCGGTCATGGGGAAAGAGCAAGAGGGCCGTATAGGCATGCTCAATGCGGTTGGTGGCCTGCAGAAGACACTCTATGGGCTGCAGAGTGGCGCGAATGAAAAGATGATGGACGGCTTCTTGGGGTTTGCGCGTGAACAGAATCAGTTCAAGAATGACCTGTTAAGCAGAATGGTTGCAATGGATGAGAGGGACAATCGGACGAGCAACAACCCCCTTCTCCAGCTGCTGGGCAATATCGCCGGCCCAGCCCTCGCCCTGACCCTGTCCTGAGCTTGCTCGCTTCACTGACATCCGAGGACTGACCGATGGCTGGCTCCTTTGCTAATCCGTACATTGCCGGGGCTCCTGGCGGTTACACCAATCAGACTTCCGGGGCTGAGCTGACCAAGCAGGGCTTCGAGGCCCTGAATGCGCTTGGTAGCAAGTTCTCTGGGAACGAAACGATCGGAAACCTAGTAGCGGGCAAGTACGCCGATGCGGCTGGCTCGATGGTCAACATGGGCTCTTACTTGACCGGAAATCAGGCGTTCCTTGGCCAGACGAACGACTTCCTGAGTCAACAGGACGAACGAAACTACGGGTACGCCAGCAAGCTCATGGGGCAGGCGGGCGCGATTGCCGACGCTCAGCTGCGACGGCAGGGCATCGAGGAGCGCGCGGCTTACGCGGCCAAGGGCGCTGAGGATCGCGCTGGCCACGTTGTTCAGGGTGCTGAGGATCGCAAGAGCCGTCTGACCCAGGGAGTAGTCGACGTTGGCAACATCCAGGCCAAGGGCGCGGCGGACCTTGCGACCATCGGTGAAACCGGTCTTTGGAACGTGCGAGGCATCCGTGCCAAGGGCGACGAGGACCGCCAGCTCGTTCGCACCCAGGGCGAGGAGGATCGCGCCAAGCTCCGGGAAGAGGCGATTCAGCAGAAGGGGCTTCGCTACGACGCGCGTGGGGCAATCGCCAGCGCGGGCGCACGGTTCTACGGCTGATGAGCAGGACAACCGACAACCCCGTGCCGCTGTTCCTGGCGGCCCTGGACAACGATCGCCGCGAGGGCTTCCTCAATTACGCCGAGCACACTTACTCGGTGTATGAGATCTGGCTATATGCCACGGTCCTCGGCTACGAGGGCAGCTTCACGGCTCTCGAGAAGTGGGTGCAGGCCAACTACCGCAAGCTCAACCGCCGCGAACTGCTGCTGGGTGAGGTCACCAAGCTCGAGGCCGACATCAGCTACCTGCGCGAACAGGTGCAGTTGGACCTGATCAAGGCCGACGCCGCCGCTGCTCGGATCGCGCAACTCTCCAAGGAGCTGCGCGGCCACGTGGCGGAGATCGAGCGGATGAACCGCACGACCGATCGCCGGGGACTGATCCTTGCGGGCGCTGACAGCGCGATGCGGGCTCTGCGCGTGATCTTCAAGGGCAACGAGGAAGTCCTGCCCGTGCTGGAGATGGCCTTCGAGTCAGTGTGGGCCCAGCTCGATACCGAGAAATAGGGCAAAACTGCCTGCTGCGCAGTGTAGACTTAAGCCATGGCAGGCGCTTCGATTGCTCTGGCACGCCAACGCACGGCGCGGTTAGCAGCTCAAGGCATCAAGAAACAACCTGAGGTCCTTGTCCTCGAGGAGGCGGTGATCCCCCCTCACGTCATCAAGGCGCGAGAGAACTTCGGCTACTTCTGCGAGCTGATGGGCAAGCCGCCGGCTCGGCACATGAAAGAATGGCACCGAGCTTTTGTTACAAACCAGAGCAATAATCATCTGCAGGATATAGCTGGACCGAATACATGCCTACTCTCTCCGAGGGGTAGTGCGAAGTCGACTGTGCTGGGTTTGCTGTTAGCCTGGCTCATCGGAAGGCACGCACTCCATAAGAAACTACTGCGAATCCTCTACGTTTCGTACAACGTTGATGTCTCGAGAAATAAGAGCGCTGCTATCAAGAATACCATACAGTCAAAAGCGTATCAAGAGATCTTCCCAACGGTGCGCCTGTCAAAGACGCGAACCTCCGACGAACTTTGGAGTATTGACTGGGATTTTGCTGAGATCGACGTTCGCGGCGAGGACGCATTCACGATTGCCTGCGCCGGCCTGAAGGGAACGATTACCTCAAAGCGCTCGAACCTGATTGTAGTCGATGACGCAATCAAGAGCGCCTCATCTATAGCAAATCCCGATATACGCCGGGAGATGGAAACGAATTGGACCAACGTTATTGTTCCAACGATGTTCCAGGGTGCGCGCGCAATCGCTCTGGGAACGCGTTTCCATTTCGATGACCTCTTCGCAACGACCTTCATTGAGCGCAAGGGCTGGAAGGTCATCACCCAGTCTGCGCTGAGCTACGACGACGACGGCAAACCGAAGTCGTACTGGCCCGATATGTGGTCGACGAAATACCTGTTAAAGCTCCAGGCCGAAGACCGCATCGCGTTCTCTTACCAGTACCTCAATCGGCCGATTCGCTCCACTGAGCTTGGCGTGAGCCCCGAATTGTTCGTACGTGGCGAAGTCCCCGATGTCTATGACTCCATGGGAGTCGGCATCGATCTGTCTGCCGGCACCGGGGAGCGCAACGACTGGACGGTATTCACCCTGGCTGGTCGTGTCGACGACAAGTGCTACATCATCGATTACCGCCGCATGCGCTCGATGGGGAACATCGAGAAAATCGAAGCCCTCTGCGAGCTGCTGCTGGAGTGGAACCTGCTCACAACAAACGATGAGGGTCAATACTTCCCCACCACCTCCCCAGTGACGGTCTGGCCAGAAGCCGTCGCCTATCAGAACAGCTTCGAGGGGGACTTCAAACGGATCGCCTTCAACGAATGGGGTCTCTACAACCTGCGGGTATCCCCAGTAAAGGGCTTCCGCGGCGACAAGTTGGCCCGGCTGCGCGGAATCATGGGCCTGTTCCAAGGTAAGAAGATCGTCTTCAACAAGTACCGCGACTTCAGCTGTATGACCGACGAGATCGTCAATTTCGGCCATTGCACGCATGATGACTGCGCAGACAGCTTGAACATCGTCGTCCAGGGACTGATGCGCCGCGGGGTGGCTCACATTGACTGGGACTAACATAGGACTATGAGCCAGCACACCGAGCGCTATCGTCGCATCCTAGAGGCCGCGCGCAGCCGAGACGGCAGCAGCGGGACCGACACGATGATCGTGAACTCGCATCTGGCTCAGATGCGGATGTTCATGCTGCGGCAGGGCGTGGAGTTCTTCCCGGCGCAGGACACCTTTGGGGTGCGCAAGGGTTTCCTAGCCCAGCTGATCCGCGAGAACGAGGTCGATGCCCGGCTGGAGGGCATCATCGATGACTTCCTGATCGACGGCAAGGGGCTCTGGTACTTCCGCCCTGTGCAGGACACGTACCGGCTGATGTGGTTCAGCAAGGAGAACTACCGGGCCTACTACGACGCAGTGGGGCAGCTCGAGGAGGTCGAACTGATCTACAGCTTCTCGGTCCGTGACGGGCTGCGCATCCCGGACGCCGTGATGAGCGAACGTGGCTCGCTGCGCTACGTCAAGCTCCAGGTGCGGCGGGACACCATCAAGGAGTCGATCACAACCGAGAAGCCGTCGTTCGACACCGGCATCAACGCCACCAACGCACTCAGCTACTCGCCGACCAGCACGCGGACACTGATCAACAGCCTGGGCTTCATCCCGGCGGTCGAGGCCTTCAACAACATGCGCTCGACCGGCATGGACGCCTCGGGCGAGTTCGACTGGCTGAGCGATCACATCATTGTCCACGACGATCTAGTCCGCAACATCCGGGCCAACATCACGTTCTTCGGGAACCCGACGCTCTTCACGAGCCGGCCCAAGCAGGACATGCTGGAGTCGACCGACCAGGAGGAGTTCCGGCCGACGATCAGCTCCCAGGCCGGCTTCTACGCCGCCAACCGCCCTTCGACGCGTGTCAGTGCCCCCTTGGGCCGCGGTGGCGCGGGCGGCGTGCGCGTGCCGCGGCTGCTGGCCAACATGGAGCCCACCGATCGGGCTGCTTACCTCACGCCCGATGCGGTGTCGGGCGACCAGAACCTCTACGCCCGCCAGTACCGCGAGGAGCTGCGCAATGCCCTGGGCGGTGTCGACGAGCTGGGCATCAGCACCGGCGCCACGGCCTATGAGATCAAGTCCCTGTACGGGCGTGCAGCCACCACGGCGGCCCGCAAGTGCCGGGGCCTGCTGACCTACGGGCTCTGCAAGCTGCTCGAGCTGGTCATCTTCAACGAAGAGCGCATCTTCCGCGAGTCGTTCGCCGCTGCAGTCCGGCTGCAGCCCCCGCCGCCGCCGATCCGCGAGGAGTTCCCGGATGAGCAGGCCTTCCAGAAGGCTGTGCAGCAATTCCAGAAGGCCCGGGCGGCGTTCGATGGAGCGGTCGACGGCAAGATCCGCGATGCCGTTCAGGGCCGGAAGATGCCGCCTGGTGTTGTCGGCCTGATCCCCGATGGTGATCGCCGTATCGAGTGGCGCTGGATGGGTCCAGTCTTTGAGGATTCCACGGACGATATACTGAATAACAGCATCGTGGTCCGCAACCTTCAGGAGCTTGGCGTCAACAGCGTTGAGGCCCTGAAACACCTCTTCCCCAACAAAACGGACGAGGAGCGCAGCTCGATGCTCAGTGGCTATCCATTTAGGATGGTTCAAGCCACCCAGCAAAGTCTTAACACCTTCCTGTCGCTGATCTCCAACATGCGACAGATCCCCCACCCGCAAGCTCCAGATCTACCGCTGCTTGCGGATCCCAAGCTCGATCTGACGCCCTACGTCTATCGAGCGCTTGATTTCTTGAAGCGAGAGCTGACCTATGCAGGACAGTACAACGATGACACAAGCGCCGGTGAGCTCGGCGCCCTCGATCCCATCCAGCGTGGCCGCGCCGAGCGTGGTCTCCCCGTCGGCACCGCAGGCCCAACCTTCGTACCCGACGCCGCAAGCTCCGGCCTACTCCCCGGAGGCGCCGGTTTCGGTCCCGCAGGCCAACCCATGGCAAACGGCGTACCAGGGGCTACTCGCCAGCTTGAGCGGGACGCAGCCCTCCCAGCCCCAGGCGTACTCCTCGCCGACGATCCCACAGGCGGCCCCTATCCCGGCTTCCTACCCGCAAGCTCCGGTCAGCTACCAGGCGGCCCCGGCCGTTTCGGCGCCGCTGACCTCAGCATTCCCACAAACGCCGGCCTATTCCCCGGCGATGTACCCGACCCAGGCGCCGAGCGCGCCCGCGGCCGACGGGTACCTGGAAAGCGTCAGCAACGAAAGTCTTGAGGTCCT